CGCCATCTCTACATTTAAATTTGACATTTTCATGGGTGCTATCGGTGCGCTTGGTCGGTCAAACTCTTGCACAGTTTGCAATTGACCCCGTAGGCGATCATTCTGCGCTTGTTTCTTCTTGTTCCATTGCTCTTGAGCATACTTAACATCTGAATGCCCCATCTCAATGGAATCGGTCTTTTTTAAGTGCTCACGCCATTGGGCGCGACCCTCAATCATTACCCCGTCTGGTGACATGAATGGGGCTATATCGCCCATCACCATGTATCGCTCATTAACAGGGCCTAGATGCTTTTCGTAAGGCTCTGACCCGTCCGATGGAAATACCCAAGTTTCTCTCACATCATCTCCAATATCATTGCAATGTCTTCTTCATCTCGCTTAAGTCTAACCTTATTTTCTAAGGTTTTGACCTTTTGCATCAGCGAATCATAATCAATTTGTTTTCTGACCGCAATATCAATCGTTTGCTCGGGCGCAGATGTGATCTCTTCCCTAACTTCTGGCGGTAACCCAAAGATCGCCTCTTTAAGTTTCTGTTTTCTCTGAGCCTCTAGTTTGCGGTCTTTTGCCCATTCAGCATCGCGCTTTTTCTCGTCAAACCCAAAGTGTCCACCAATAGGAAGTTCTATGGGGACGGGCGTTGCCGCGCTTGGAATGCTTGCAAAGGGCGTTTGACTAAATGCCGATATGCCAAACACTTATGTTCCCCACTTGGCGGCTAATCCGTCTGCATAAGTCTTGTTAACAATGTCTGTGCCTGCGCTTGGGGCTGTTGATACTGTGCCTGTCGTTGCGCTTACATTGAGAAAAGTTGCATCCTTTGGGGTGGTTGCGCCTATCGTCATGTTGTCCATAGTTCCCACGCTTGTGGGGTTCATCTGAATTGACCCCGAGCCACTTGGGTTGATGTGGACATGACCCGTACCCGTAGGGCTTATGTCGATCTGGGCATTTGTGCCGTTTAGGTTGGTCGATACATTCAGAGAGATGTTGTCACCACCGCCCCCACCCATGCTGATCTGGGTTGTGCCTGCGGAGTTCTTGAGGGACAAACCGCCCGAGTTAGTGGCTTGGACTGTTGGTGTCGTGACCTTGGTAAAGGTTACATCTGTGCCACTTGTGATCGCCACGCTTGCAGGCAAGGTTACAAATACATCCTTAGTTCCTGTGGCAAGATCAAGTTTTGAGCCTGTGGACGAGGAAATTACAGTAGTTCTCGCTAGAGTACCCCCGTAATAAGTCCCAATCCCTACTTCCCATTGCGTACCGCCTGCTATCGTGTAGTAGGTCGTGTTGTTGTTACCAATGACTGCAAATGACTGATAACCCTCTACCGACCCGTCTAGAGTGATCGTTCCTGTACCCGTAGAAGTAGAGGTCTGTCTTACCCGATCAGCAAGGGCTAGGCTCATGCTGTTTCTACTCCAATGACTAGACCATCAGCACCCCTCACAACCTTCTTAGGCGCGTTGAGCCTTTGCATCGCCTCGCCAATGTTTTGCATGGTCTGTCCGTGTAGGTTAGCCATTTGGTCGTGCATGAGTGCCATCTTGTCCATCGCTTGAACGATAGTCCCACCCAATTCATTGGTGATCTGGGCAGAAGCGGCTTCAATAACAGGCAAGTCCATGCCAGGGTTACTTCCGATTCGTGCCACCATGATCTTGGTCGCGGCATCCAGTTCCGCTTTCCAACGCTCGTATTCCTCTTTGCCTTGCATTTCCCGAGCCTTAACTTGTAACTCGTTGTTAGCGACTTGTTGGGCAAACTGCTCTTTCATTTGCTCTAACTGCATATCTGCTTGGGCTTTCGCTTGTTGCATTTGCATCTCTAACTGAGCCTTGGCTTGTTCAAGTTGAGCCTGTGCCTGCATCTTCATCTGCTCGGTCTGGGCAGAGGCTTGCATACGCATCTGTTCTGCTTGTTGTTCAGCCTGTAACTTCATCATCTCAGGATTCTGAGGTGGCTGAGATAGGGCTTGCTGTGCTTTCGCTTGTAGCGACTTCATTGCTTGCTCAATTGCCGACTCCAGACCTCTGCCTGCCCTGTATCTGCGTACCAAGAACAAGAGCATCTCGCTCATCATTGGCAACATTTCTGGGGCTTGCGACACCATAGGTAAAGACTGACCTAAGAACGAGCCAATCGCTTGGACTGCCTCATTTGCGTTTTGTTTGTCGGCTTGTTCGTCAATCTGCGCTAGGGTATCTGCCTCAACTTGGATGTGGAAATCACGAATTGTGCTGTTTGAGAGCATCTGCACCGCAGCTTGCAACAATTGCGGATTCTGACCCTCTGGCGTGTTCATCACCCCAGACATCTCTACTATTAACTCAGGTGGGTAGAACTTACAAACAATCTGAGCCTTGATACGGAACAGATCGGTAGCAAATCGAGCCACATCGCCCTGAGTAGCCCTTAATCTGAGGCTACCAAAGTTGGCTTTTAGTTGTTGAGCACCAAGGGTTTCGTTTGCGTTGGTAGCACCCCTCAAAATGTCTGATATTCCAGAGATTTCGTAGATGGATTGCTTGACAACCTCTCGGGATTGATAAAGTTGCTGTAAGGTCTTGATGATTGCGCTCGTATCGAGCATATCAATCGCGCCTTTTAGCCCACCCTTCTCCGACATTGCAGCCCATGCGGTCACAGGGAACAGTTTGTTGTCCACGCCCTCTGTGAATAACCGCCCAAGTTCCTTGAACTCAGCGTTAAACACACCGACCGCCTTGCAAGCCTTCACAAGCAAGTAAATGCGCTGTGTAAGGTTGTCTAGTTCTTGGGCTTGGTCTTCATATTCGCAGTAATCTGGTACTGGAATCATCGACCCATTGGTTGTTGTGGCCAATAACGGCTTTGGACAAGGGAAAAACCCTTCTAATTCAAGAGGGTCATCACGCTCATCAAGTGCTTGGGGGTAACCTTTGGCAACCCAACAGACCTTCTTTGTGCGTTTGTTCCAAATCTCAGCGACTTTAGCCTTTTTGCCATAGGTGGCTTTGGCGGTCATTGGGTTTTTGGAGTCTATATCGTCATTTTGGTCGTGCAATGGCACATTCTTAAACACATCACCAAAACGCTCGATGCCCTCTTCGGGTGTCATGTAGACCCAACGGCTTACCCACCACACCTCATCCCATGTTCGGGCTGGTGAATGGAGAAAGTCTGTCCAATAGACATAATCCACAGGGCTATGCGCTGAGTCAACGCGCTCGACTTCCTCGGTGTTGGTGATCTCGATGCCTTCGTCTGGCTCAATGCCTGTTGGCATCTTTGGCTCTTGAGGCTCTTGTCCAACAATGATTGGCTCATAGCGCACCCACGCTGTACCACGACCAGGCAATAGTCTGTCTTCCACCACCCCACGCATTGCAGAGTCAAAGTCGTTAAATTGCGTTACTTCGTATTCAACCACGCGCTCTAGCATGGTGGAGGCTAATCGACCTACGGGGTCTGAGTCCATGAACCTACGAGAGACCTCTGGCTTTGCCATGCGTCCGTAGAGTGCAGGGAACAGCACAGAGATGTTTGACCACAGGATGTTGAACTTCATCCTTGGCATCTCGATGGCATCGCGCTCGTCTCGGTAGCGTCTTACTACCTTCTTACCGCGCTTTTCCCACTTGTCAAAGACTTTGGCGGCTTTGTCTAGTTGGTCGTGCCAGAACGGGCCTTGATCTTCCTCATAAGCCCCATCATCGTAGGCGTTCTCGTACATATCAGCCTGCGTAGAAGAATGTCACATCCAATGCGCTACCGCCAATTGTGGCGTAGAGGCTTGTTCCTACATTGGCAGGGAATCGGTGAAATCCTATGGCTGGTGTGATCGTGCCTGACATTGCTGTACCGCCCGAGCCGCCATCTTTAAGGACAAGCGTTCCGATTGTGGTGTTGTTCACATAGAACCCAATAAGTTGACAAGCCCCTGTCGAGACCGCCCCCGTTGCTGTGATGTTCTTGTATCCACCGACTTCTGCTACTGGTGCACTCATATGCGTTCCTCTTTATGTGTAGTTTCAAAATCCCACAATTCGTCTAGCGTAATCGTCTGTAAAGTCTTCCCTTTGGGGAGGGGGTCGTTTGACTTGTCTTGACGATACGCGACTGCAAGCATTCTAAACGCATCTGCGGGGTGTGAACACCAGTCATGCCTTGGAGTTTGACGAAAAGTTTTCTTGTCCTCATCATATTCTCTTTGATACTGTCTGAGTGCCTCTAACCCCTCATCACAGATCGGGTCAAAGTAGCATCTCGGGAGAATCATCCTTACCGCCTGTATCCCGTCTTGAACACCTATTTCTGGCACTATGGCTAGTTTTCCTATTCCCCCAAGGTGACTAGCAAGTTGTTCAAGGATTGACTTGCCCCCCGATGCAAGGGTCTTGGCTCTAGCGTCATGGGGTAGAAAATGCTTGGTGTACCGATAGCCCTTGCTGTTCACAACATTGGCTATTTCCTCGATGGATGCGCCTGAGACCGCGTAGTAGTCCATCACATGAATCTCACCTCGGACTACCTGATACCACCAGATCGCGGTGTCATCCCGATAGCCTAAGTCCCACGCTGTGAATACTGGGG